TCGCAGATGCATATTCATTCGTGGAAGGATATATTGCATCCCTCTTCTCACGCTCACCAGCCGTAGAGGTTGGTAATGATTCTGTTCGTAAAGGAAACTCAAAGGTAGTCAAGGCTCTAACTAATCGCTGGCTGTTTGACCAGAGACAGGTATTTGAGAATGGTTCCCGAATGGCCATTATTTATCCAAACGCTTTCTTTAAACTATCCTATAAAAAGTCCAACGTTATTTTTGATAAGATTTCTGTTAGGCCCGTACCAGCATGGGAAGTTATTGTTGACTTCGATGCAAGCAAGTGGAACGAACAGCGGTTCTGTGGTCACGCTTATTTTCTTCCCGTTGCAAAAGCGAAAGAGCTTTATGGTCCAAAGAAATATCTGTCAGTAGTAAAGTCAGATTACTTTGAACAAGATGTCAATCCATACAAGACTTCACAGGATGAAGATATCCCTGACGAATATAAATACATTGAAGTGGTTGAACTATACGATCTTGTTTATGATTGTCTTTATATCTGGTCACCAAACTATTCTGCCGGAGAGAAGTTGCTGGATGAAGTGTCTCCTATTCCAGTTAGAACCTATGATGATGAGCCGCTACCTACGATTGCTCCTCTTTATTATGCAAGAATACCAGACTCACCCTTGGAAGGCTATTCATCTTTATATCGTATCTATGATCAATGTTTTGAGAAAAACATTATTCGATCCTTCTGGGCAAACGCAGTCCGTAGAGACAGTAGACAGTTCCTCTATAAAGAAGGAAAGATTGACGAAGAATCCTTAGCCAAGATTACCTCTGGTGTTGACGGTGCTATGATTCCCGTAGATGCAGAATCTCTTGATGGACTTATTAAGGCCGTCGAAGTTCCACCTCTTTCTTCTAACTTTGATAGATACCTTGCGGCTGTTGAAGGAGATTTACAGAGAGGCTCTGTGTTGGCTCCCTTCGTCAGAGGAGAGGCAACTAAAGCAACTGCTACAGAAGTTGCTGCACTTGCTAACTACACCGCATCTGAGATTGGTAAGATGGCAAGAGAACGTGACGAAGCAATCGAACTTGTCTCACAGATTTATATTCGTATGCTTGTAGATATTCTTAAGGCTGAAGATGCAGAGGACACCGTGATTGCTGAGGGTGAAGTCTATAGAGTAACCGCAGAAAAGTTGGAAGGTAAGTTCCGCTTTGCTGCCTCTGATCAGAGCAATACTCCTATCGCTTCAATCATGAAAAGGAATGAGCTGGTTCAGCTTCTACCACTTCTGCAAGGACTTGGTATCCCAGTTGATAAGATTAAGGATGAAATCATCAAGCAGTTTGATCTACCTAAATCTTTTGGTGAAATAGTAGAAGCTCCCGCTGAACCAAAGATACCTCAGAATATGCCTGAACAGGCAGCTCCACCACAAGGATTACCTGCCGAACAGTTAGCAGCACAGTTAGCAGGTCAAGTTCCATCAGGTAATATAGCGGTACCGAAGTAATAAATGCCATTTAAAGATAAAGACAAAAAAAATGAATACAGTAGAAAATCTTATAAAAAACATTATGACAAAGATAAGTTGAGAAATAGAACTTTGAAATATAGATATGGGATATCTTTAGAAGATTATAAAATCATGTTTGATAAACAAGATGGTTGTTGTGCAATCTGTAAACAACATCAGGTATGTTTTAAAAATACATTATGTGTAGACCACAATCATGTGACAGGAAAGATTAGAAAGTTACTATGTAATGATTGTAATAAAGGTCTTGGATTTTTTAAAGATAGTCCAGAACTTTTAGATATTGCATTACAATATTTAATGGAGAATAAATAAATGCCAATCTACGACTTCATATGTTATGCCTGTAAGAAACAATCTGATAGATTGTGCAAGTTTGAGAACAAAGATTCACAGATTTGTAAGGACTGTGACGGACCACTTCGTTCCTTAGTATCTGCGCCAGCAAAGACATCGGGTAAATGGGGCGATCAGACCGGTAAGTGGGGTGTCAACGGTTGCTTTGACAAAGGACTTGGAGCTACCTACTACAACAATGATCAGAGAGAAAAGATTGCTAAGTCAAAGGGTCTTATTCCTCTGGACGCAGTTGGCGGAGATTCTTTCGTTGAGAAAAGAATGTCAGCAGAAATCTCCATCAAAGGGCAACAAGATAAAATCTTACAAGAATATAAAGATAAAGTTGAACAGTATGGTGGTACAACACAAGCGAAAGTCAGAGCTATTGAAGAAGTCCTGCCAGCCAAAGATTGTATTGGCGAAACAGGTGCAGTTAAAACACTTTCAGCAAACACATTCACAGGAGAGTAAATGGCAAAAGTAATGATCGCTATTGGCGGCAAAGATTCAGAAAGAAGTATGGAAGGCCCACAGAAAGAGATGGAAGATTCCATTGAAGAATCTATCTCTCAGGAAGATGAGGGTTTTCTTTCCATGATTGAGGGAGTTAAGCTTTCACCAAAAGCCTTAACTGGTCTAACCAACTCAATCAATAAAGTCCTTCCCCTGTTTGGCCTTCCTGCTATCACGGGAAGAGAACTAAGTGCAGACTTAGTTAGAGTATTAAAGATGGTCGAGCAAGCAACCGTTGATGCAAGTGAATCAGAGGAAGTTCCAATGGAGCTTTTATTCTCCGTATCAGATCTGTCAGAAGGTGATGCAGCAGCTATGGTTATCGCTGGTAAACTTGATCGTCTATCCAGAACTCCATCCTTCAAGAAGTTTCTAAAGACTACTGAAGGATCTGAAATGGCAAAAGAAATGACACCAGCAGGGCAACCTCCAATGGGTGATCGGATGGCATTAGATAAAACCGCAGAACAATCCCCTAATATCGAAGAACTATTTTCAAGCAGAATGTCTTAAAGGAATAATAAAATGGAAAATAATGGAACTGTCGAGAACGACACTACTCCAGAAGTAGTTGAAGCTGCTCCTGTAGAGAGTAATGATTATGAGTTAACTCTTGAGGAGTTGATGGGTGCTGACTTTGGTGATGATCCGATTATGTCTCAGACACATAAGGGATTGAAGCCTTATAATCAAATCTTAGAATCTATCCCAGAGGATGCAAGAAAACTCGTAGCAAACCTAAGGGCTATGGCTACGCAGAAAACTCAGGAAGTAGCAGAACAACGTAAGTCATTAGAATCACAGAGACAAGATCTAATCAGAGAGCGAGAGCTTTTACTCAATGGTGGATTTAAAAATCAGATTGATCAGATGGCCTCAAGACCAATCGAATACGATCCTTGGTCAGAAGAAGGTATCCAAGCAAAGATTCAGCAAGAAGCTGCAAAGATGTTTCAGCAAATGCTTAATCCACTTCAGCAGGAGTTGGAGCAAACAAAGAGGGGAGCACAGCTTGAAGCCTTTAAGTCTGCCAATCCAGACCTAATGAACCACAAAGATGATATCGCCAAGCTTCTTATCTCAAGAGAAGATCTTTTGTTAGAAGATGCCTATTACATTGTGAAGGGACAGAAAGCCGCAATACAGGCTGGGCAGGATCGGGAAGCTGCAAAAACAAGGGTAGCCGCTGTCTCTAAAACATCTTCTGGTCAGAACATCAATGGTACGGTCGTGCCTAAGTTTAAAGATTCGTGGGAAGCTTATCAGTATTTTAAACAAAATCCCGAAGCCTCTGCTGCTATCAATAGGACTGGAAACAAGATTAGACGATAATCCTTGACGTTCCCTTTATCTTATAGGACCGACAACTAAATAGCAAACCTCCTTCTGGAATATTTTGCACTAGTTGTTATCCCTCATAAGATAATAACCCTAGGGACTATCGGCTGAGATTAACAACTAATGTATTTATTATAACTTAATAGGAGACAACTCATGGCAATAACTAATGATCTACTCTCATCGACCCTATACTCCATCAGAGATGGTGAAGTCGATGAACTCTTCAAGAAAGTACCCTTCCTTGACGACGCAAAGAAACACGGTGGTATTGAATACGAAGATGGTGGCATCAAGATTCAGCGTCCACTATCCGTAGCAGAACACTCCAGCATCTCTCTAATGACCACTGGTTATGAGCCAGTATCACTTGCAGTTGCTGACGTTCTTAAGCCAGCAATCTATGACTGGTGTGACTTCGCAGCCCCAATCGTAATCAGCAAGAAAGAAGAGCTAGAGAATAGCGGTGAGAAGGCAGTCGTAAAGATTGTCGAAGCCCGTATGCGTTCCGTTATGTCCCTTCTTCGTCGCGAACTTAACAAGCAGATCATCGGTGGTTCTTCTGCAACTCTCACCACCATGAACACCCTCAATGGTTCAACTGCTGGTACTAACAAGTTCCTTGAACCCCGCGTTCCCGGTGCTACTCAGACTTCTGTTGTCGGCGGATTAAACAAGGCAACTCTTAACGTCCCCGGCTTCTTCAATCAGTTCCAGAACTCTGGTGCCTTCGGTACTGGTGGACTTGGAGCCATGCATAACATCTATACTGCATCAAACGTGATCACCCCAATGGGCGAAATCAACTCTGTTATAGCATCAACCGCAGCTTTCGCAAACTACAAGAGAACCCTCTTTATCAATGAAAGATACATTGATGAAAAGACTCTTGATGGTGGACGTATGGCACTTGCTTATGCAGGAGCTATGGTTTCCGCAGATTCTGATATGCCTCAAAACGGCGGCGGTGCCAACGTCTACTCCATGTACTTCATCAACTTCGATGGTATCAAAATGGTCATCCACAAAGACGGCGACTTCGCCGTTTCACCTTTCGAGTATATCTCTGGCACTACTGCTCGCGCAGCCACCGTATACTTCAAGGGACAACTTATTGCTGACCATCTTGGTTCTTGCGGCGTTCTAATCAACGGCGACGTATTCTAATCTAACTTAAAAGGAGAAATATATTATGGCTACTTCAACTCTATTACAAAAGTTAGACCCAGTTACAGACCCATTGGTTTCTGGAACTGTCGGGTCTACCTCTACCACTATGGACAGAGGACAATATGAAACCTTCATCGCAAAAGAAACACTTGTTGTTGGCGATTGGGTTGCTTTCGATTACGCTGCTACTGCTGCTGCTGACGTAACACTTGGCGTATTTAAAGCAGACGGAAACTCTTCACCAGTTCGCACACCATTTGGTGTTGTGGTTAGTGCAGATTCTACCTCTGGTCTACTTACCTCTGGTCAACGTGTTCGCGTCTGTATCGCTGGTGTTTGCTCTGCTTTCGTTGGTGACAACGCAGGCGCAGGAAACGCAATCGGTGTTCTGCTTCAGATCACCAATACTGCCGGTTCTGCTGACCTCGCCTCTGCCGCTTCAACACAGCCTGTCTGTGGTGTTCTTGCAGAAACTGTTCCTGCCGCTGCTGGTTCAACTCTGAAGCGTGTAGTTGTTATCAAACAGTTCTAATCTGACTGCAAAGTAAATAAAACCCTCTCTCTCAAATAAACGGGAGGGAGGGTTTTTTAATAGGAGCATCATTTACTATGAATCTACAAGACCTACGAAGTAAAAAATCAGTTATAAGAGCGGCCAAGTGGAATAAGGATAATAAAGAACGCAGAAAAGAGATTACTATGAATAGTCAATGGAAATCCATAGGCATGACTATTGGTGGTTCTGTTTTTACTTATGACGATTATAATAGATTTTTTGTAGAACAAAATGGATGTTGTGATATTTGTGGTAAACATCAAGTTGATTTGAATAAAGCATTATCAGCCGACCATAACCACAATACAAATGAGGTTCGTGGCTTACTTTGCCAAAGATGTAACACGGTACTTGGTATGTGTTTAGACGATAAAAGCATTTTAGAAAGTGCAATAAAATATCTGGAGAAAAATAAATGAACCTACAAGATTTAAGAAGTAAGGTGAAAAATATCACCGATTATAGTCCAGAGTTGCAGACGTATCAGGATCAAGTTGATGATTTGATTAATGATGCTTTCTATTCTATCTGGACAGCAAAACGCTGGAAGTTCTCACAAGTACAAGACTTTATAAAAATATATCCAGACCTAAACTTTGGTCGGACAGGCAAAAACATTAACGTTCTAAACGGATCACGGAGAGTGACCTTCTCTGGTTCTGTTCCTATGCTTCTTGCAGAAGTATCACTTGGGCCATTCTCCTCTCACGATACTGCTAAGTCATATGGTTCTGTTGGGTCAGCCTATGAAGGAGAACTTATCCAGATAAATGGTAGAGAATACACCATTCTTAAGGTAGTCTCAGATACTGAAATAAGATTGGCAGAACCCTATCGTGGCGGAAATGTTGTAGATAACATATCTTGGGTTATTAAAAAACGCTTTTATGATCTACCAGAAGATTGTCTTGAGCTTCTTAATATATCTCAACGTGATGTTCCTGCTCCTACCAATGGTGGTCGTCCTGTATTTGGGAAACTATCTGGTCTATCTAAGCGCAAAGAAGAAGAACTTAACCTGAGAGAAGATTACACCAGTAACTACGCAGAGTGTTATATTGACACTCCTCCAATCAATGTTCCTCCCGCAGAGAAACTAAAAGAAATATCACAGGTTTATTCTGCCGAAGCAACTATACCAGCTAATACATACTTTGAGATTTGCTGGGCTTTCTATTATCTTGGAGCAAAGATAGGTCCACTCTCTGAACCTTTACTTTTTAAATCACAAGCAACACAACAGGGAGGTCCATCAACTTCTATTATTACTTTACAGTTTTCTACCTTTGATGATAAACCAATCGCAGCACAAGCATATGCTTCCTTAACTGACTATGCACCAAACAAGTTTGAAGGACTTCGTAAGGTTCTTTATTACAACTCTAACTTTAGTCCAACCACAGGAAAGAGACTAGGGCTTCCTGTTTGGAGAGCGATTACTTATGGTTCTCTTACTGGTTCAGAAGGTGCTGCTGTAGATGCTCCTAAACCACTTGTAGTTGGTGATGAAATAAGTCAGGTTGTCTTACAGTACACCAATAGTTTTAATGGTGGTAATCCTCGCTACCTTGAATGGGATGGATCTATTCCACGCATTAGACCTTATCCTCGTATCAACTCTTTTGACTTCTATAATCCAGCACAAGCTGGTGGAGAGTTACTTCCAAAGGCAGATGAAGAATACTTCCGTAGATTAGAAGTCCGTTATATGAAGAAGCCTCTTCGTATGGGTCTTGCTACTGATACTCCGCAGATGCCCTATGAATATCACCAACTTATTGTTTATGGTGTTCTAGAGGATATCTATAATAAGTCGGGTAATACAGAACTTGCTGATAGATATAGGGTAAAAATAGATAAAGCTCTTGTTGGACTTGAAAGACGTTATATAGATAGTGTTGATACTACCTTCATAAGAGGATCATTTACTATTGGCGATGGTGGCTTTCCTTTTTATGACCCCACAAGCCTTAAGCTAACACCATAAGGAATAAGATGAATAAAAAAGAATATGATAGATTGCGTTATTTAGAAAAAACAGATGAGATAAAATCTAAAACTTCTGAATATAAAAAAGCTAATATTGATAAGCAATCTAAATATGCTTATGCTTATACCTTAAAAAAATATGGAATGACTTTTGATGATTATAACAAAATGTTTGAAGAGCAAAATGGATGTTGTGCTTCTTGCGGTGACCATCAGATACTCTTTACAAAACGTTTAGTTGTAGACCATAACCATGAAACGGGAAAAGTTAGAGCACTACTTTGTAGTAACTGTAATACTGCTCTTGGTTTGTTAAAAGAAAATGAAGAAAGAATACTTTCTTTGTTAGAATATAACAGGAAACACAAGTAATGAAAACTCAAAGTACAAATGAAATAGAAGCTGGTGGCATTAATCAAAGATTTAAACCTCCTACAAATGCAGCTTCTGATATTACTGGGCATTTTCATCCTGACCCTAATGGTGGAGGTTGGGTAAATGATCGTGGAATAGAGCCTCTAATACCATTTGATTCTACTGTAACTTTTAAAAGTCTTGAAGTTGCAGGTAAGCTTCAGCCCGTTCGTTTCTTATCAGTAATCACTAGACACCAAGCCGCCGAAACTTATTACCTATATGAGCAGAATGGCAGTCTACAATATGATATGGGAAATGTAGGAACCACAGGTATCGTAAGACAAACTAGTATTCTTGATACCGATAGACGTATTCCAAAACCAGATGATTGCGGCACACAGATTACAACTTATGGTAGATTTAATCTAATCATCAATGGCAGCAATCGTATGTTAAAGTGGTGGGGAAGAGAGTTAGTATCTGGATTTGGATTTACTCAACCAACACCAACTGGTGTTATTGCAGGCGTTGATACGGAGTATATGCAATATAGAAACTCCGCACTAGATAACAGCTCTACTATTCCTTGGACAAAAGAAGGTAGATCTAGTTATTTGTCGGATGGAATGACTTGTATTCGCTTTCCCTCCAGCAACTACTATGGTCTTGGTGATCCTCTAACTGGTGCTGTCAATAGATATGATTATAAGTTTACCTTTGTAACAGATACTGGTTCTGAATCTCCAATCTCTGAACCTTCATCTGCAAGCTGGGTTGTTTCCTCTGAGAATGGTCCATCAGGAGGAAATCCGGCTCCGGAAGATTCAGATTATCCAGAAGGAAAGTATGGCGTATTTATCTCTAAGCTTCCCGTAGGTCCACAGGGAACTGTAGCAAGAAGGATCTGGAGAACAAAGAACCGTAAAGATGGTGTCTCTGGTGCTGGCGAAATCTATTATCTTGTAACTCAGATAGATAACAACTGTGACATAACTTATGTAGACATAACTCCAGACCAAGACCTTTCTATTGTGGCACCAAGCAGATCCGATTCTGTTCTTATTTCTTCACAATGGAAATATTGCTCTACGTTCAACAACTCCATCTGGCTAGCTGGCGGAGAAATGAATCCGTATAGCATCATCTACTCTAAACCGGGCCTTCCAGAGCAGTTCGATGCCTTCTCGACCTTTGATGTAGGTCTACGAGATGGAGGGGCTATAACCGCTCTGGTGCCCTTCTACGATGTGCTCCTAGTATTCCGCGAACGCTCAATAGAACTGATCACATATAACAATGGTGCATACTCTATCACCACACTTGACTCCAACGTAGGAACTACAGCTACCAATACGATCAGATTAGTTGGTGGTGTTGGTGTAATGTTCTTAAACAAAGATGGTATCTCTGCGGTAACCGGTTCTATTCGTGGTGGTGCAGTTTACAAAGTCACTAAGATGTCTGATAATATTGAAAAAGAAATGGGACGTGTTTCTCTGTCGGCCTTACCCAGAGCAACAGCTACTTATTCAGAAAGAGAAAAAGAATATTGGGTTCATTACCCTGTTGACGGAGACACAGAGAATACAAGAGGTTCTGTCTATCACATCTTTAATAACGAATGGTCATTTCGTTTTTCTGAAGGATTTTATAAGGATGGTAGAGGTATGCCATTCACTTGTTTGGCTACAGATCCAAACGGATGGATCATTATTGGGTTACTTCCTA